CGCAATAAAAACAGGTCGATCTGAATAATTTGCAATTTCTCTTTGCCAATTAATTTTTAAAGATGCAGGACAGACAATTAATATTTTTTTAGCCCCTGTTTCTAAAGCGGCTATAATTGTGGATGTAGTTTTACCTAATCCCATATCGTCAGCTAAAATGAATCTTTTTGATCCCGCTAACTTTTCGATCGCCGTTTTCTGATGATCAAGCGGAGGACGATGAGAATACTTCGAGTAATCAATAGAAACAGATTGGACATTGTGTGTTTTAATTAATGCTGATTTAGGAACCCAAAATTCTGACAAATGATCTTTGTCAAAAAACTTTCCCCAAATATGATAAGATTTTTCTTTTTCTACAAGTAATTTCTCAATATAAATTTGTTCAGGTGTTTGTAACAAGTATTTTTCTTCGGCAAACTTTTTAGCAAAGTATGTGTCAAGGTCAACCCACTTTCTTGCAACTTTTGGTGGGGTGTTAAAATAATTAACAATATAATCGGCTTGAGATCTTGTAGGGTAAAATTTTTTTGATGATTCTTTTTTTTGTTTTAAAAACAATATAAAGTTATTTGCACCACTATATGAGTCGAGAAGTTCGATCGCTTTGTGTTCAACTAAGGAAGATCCGTTTTCCAAATTTAACCTTTTATTAAAAATAACAATAAAATTAATATTTATCAATAAAATACTCTTTTATGCAGAATAATGTTCCAATAACAAGATTAGGAAAATTCTTTGGTGATCGTGATTTCGAATTGGAAATTGGGATGGGTCAAGAATGGTTGATAGGTGATATGAACTATACTTGTGTACTTTACAAAATAGATAGAAACAAGATTAAGACTGATGATGTTTATGGTGAAGTTGTAGAAGATGGTGTTAAGTTTTTACCACCTGTTGAGTTCAATGCTCAAATTTCGATTGCAGCTCCTGAAAATAAATTTTTAGGATCAACTAGAATGGATCAGTTTGAACCAGGTAACATAACGATTTCTGTTTATTTGAAAACTTTAAATGATTTAGGTATTGATGTAGACTTCGGTGATTACATTGGATATTACGATAGTGAAAACTTTGTTCGATATTATACGGTGGTTAATGATGGTCGTGTAGTTTCGGATAGTAAACACACATATAAAGGGTTCAAACCTTTTTACAGAACAATAATTGCGGCTCCTGTTGGACCAAATGAATTTAGAGGATTATAATGGGACTACCAAAACAAGTTAAACCAACACTACCTTTACAGTATCCTAAAACTCTTTTACCAAGAAGAGAACAAATTAAGGATATGATTACAAAGGACGGAACTTACTTACCTAAGTCACTTCTTCATGCCGATTTGGATAAAGGGTTTTTAGAATTTGTAAAAGATAAATTCAATATTGTATCTGAAGGTAAAAGAATTCCTGTTGTTGATATTATTATAACGACTCAAAACTGGTCACAGTTTGTTGAGACATGGGACTTTCAAAATATTGACAAAAATATCGAACCTCCTTTTTTAACAATAATTAGGAATCCTGAGGTTAAGTATGGTAACAATCCATCTGTATTATATAACATCCCAAATAGAAGAATGTATTACTATATGGAAGTACCAACATGGGATGGTAATAGAAAAGGTGCCGACATTTATAAAATCCCACAACCAGTCCCAATTGATTTGAAATATACGGTCGCAATTGTTTGTAATAGAATGAGAGAGGTGAATACTTTAAATCAAAGGGTTATGGAAACATTTGCTTCAAGACAAGCATACCAAGTTATAAATGGACACTATATTCCAATTATTAATGATGGGTTTGCGGATGAATCTTCTTTAGACCTTGAAAAAAGAAAATATTACATTCAAAAATACGACTTTACCATGATGGGATTCCTAATTGATGAAACACAGTTTGAGGTTAGTCCTGCAATATCAAGAATTTTACAAGTTGTGGAAGTTGATCAAAGAGTTAGAAAAGGAAAACAAAAAAGACAAACTCCTGTACAACCTGAGACTATCGTATTTAAATATGAGAATAGTGCAACAACAAAAGATATGTTTTTTGAATACACTTGCGATTTGGCTTTTGAATCGACCACAAATATTACAGAGTTTTCTGTATTCATTAATGATGATTATTATGGTGATGATGTTAATCTTATTCAAGTTAATAATGGTGATGTTATTAAAATTGATATTGTAAGAGGAGTAAGTCTTCAAGTACCTGAAATATTATTCACTCAAAGACTTATCTAATTTTCACCATAGATATCTTTTTTCTCCTTACATTTTTCTAATATTAGGGACTCTAAAAACCTATACATTTTAATCCCTCTTTTATCGCAGTGCTTCTTGAGAACTTCGTGTACTTCGGAGTCAATCTTAAGGTTTTTTATCTTCTTGTTATCTTTAGACATATAGGTAGAAAAAAGGCAGAAAAAATTCTTACCAAAATATAAATACTTTTTCTAATGTAAAGTTTTTAGTAAAACAGGTAATATTTATAAGAAAAATAAATAATCTAATAAGAATAAAATAACTATGGCTACTAATAGTAAAGTTTTTGTATCACCTGGAGTTTATACATCAGAAGTTGACTTAAGTTTTGTGGCTCAGAGTGTCGGTGTTACCACATTAGGAATTGTGGGTGAAACATTAATAGGACCGGCTTTTGAACCAATCTTCATAACTAACTTCGATGAATTCCAAACTGTCTTTGGTGGTACTTCACCAGAAAAATTCGTAAACACACAGATCCCAAAATATGAGGCATCTTACATCGCTAAAGCGTATCTACAACAATCTAATCAACTTTTTGTAACTAGAATATTAGGTTTGTCTGGTTATGATGCTGGTCCGTCTTGGTCAGTAGTAACAACCGCAAATGTCGATCCTACCACAGTAGGTATCTTCTGTCTACAAGAAGTTCAAGATGTTAACACTTGTGATATAATTTGTGCTGACCCTAAAGAATTATTGTTCTTTGTTGATTTCTCGGGATGTACAAATGATACTGCATCTATTGTTTATGAAAATCAATTCCCTGATGAAATACAAAACATTTTATTCACACAATACGAAACACCAGATGGCGGAACCTCAACAATTGACGATCAAGTAAGAAATTTAATTTTTGATGTTATTACATCTCCAAACCCATTTGCTGCTGAAGACGAATACATTTCTTATTTTGGTTCTATACCAACACTAGATTATGATATCTTAAGTGGTACAGGTTTTAATTTAGAAACAAATGTATATCAAGTACCTTCAGTTTCTTTAGATGATACTGATCTAACTTCTTCATTGAATGATTCATGGTATTATTCACAATTCCAAAATATCGGAAATTATGAGTACTCAGGTTTCTCTTTCTTTAATTATGTTACAGGTCTTACTTTAAACCCTGTTACAACAACAACAACTTCAAGTACAACAACTACAACTACTAACCCTTGTGTTACACCAACACCTACATCAACTACTACAACTACAACAGTGCCTCCTGTAAATTGTTATTCAGGTACATTAGTTGGTAAAATTTATTACTACACAGGAACATCTTACTCTGACTATGACGATATCGTTGTTGGTACATTAAGATCAAGAGGTGTTGCAACTTACACAAATGCAACTAATCCTACATATTCAGTAACAGGTTTAACTGATGTTAACATCAATATGGCTGGACAGTACTCAACTGTTCTTAAAAATCCATTTGCAACTTTTGGAGTTAATGTTGTTGATAAGTTTGGTACTTCTTATAGTTTCGAAACTTCATTCACACAAAACGATCCTGAATATTGGACTAAAGTATTTGGTGTAACAAACTTCCAAAAACCTAGAATAGAAGTTCCTGTATTTGCAGAAGAAAACTTCCAATCTTGGTTGAACTACTCTTGGAAAAAAGGTTACATTAGAGGATTAAACCCTAACCTAATTAGATTAGACTCAGCACAAAGTGGTGATTTAGATTCTATTGGTTGGTACTTAAATAAATGGCAGACCCCATCTTCACCGTTTGTTGTGTCAGAATTAAGAGGTAATAAAGTTTATGACCTATTCAGATTCTACACAATCTCTGATGGTGACGGAGCAAACACCTTACTTAAAATTTCAATTGTAAACCAAACTTGGTCAAACTTAACATTTGATATACTTGTTCGTGACTATTTCGATACAGATGCTAACCCTGTTGTTATTGAGAAATTCACAAACTGTACAATGGATCCGGGTCAAAACAACTACATCGCAAATAAAATCGGTACTTTAGACGGAGAATATATTTTGAACTCTAAATATATTATGGTAGAGATGTCGGAAGACGCTCCTATCGATGCATTACCTTGTGGTTTCAACGGATTCAACTTTAGAAATTATGCAGGAGCTCAATCTCCATTCCCAATTATCAAAGGTAAATATGACTTCCCTGGTGAAACAATATGGAATCCACCATTTGCACTTTCTTCAGGTGCAATATCAAGTACATTAAGTTCAGGAGACAATGTTAGAAGAACATACTTAGGCATTTCTAATTCTTACGGGTGGGATCCAGCTTTCTTTGAGTATGTTGGTAAGAGAAACCCTAACAATACTTGTGACATTGATGGTATTGATTGGAACTACAGATCTGCAGGTTTCCACATGGATGTAAACGCAAGTGGATTAACAATCGGACCTGGATTCTCAACAGCAGGTGACCCAAGATTTATCTGTGGTAACTCACCTTTCATTACTGAACCTGAATTACCTACAAACGCATACTACAGATTATTCGCTCGTAAATTTACATTATTAGTACAAGGTGGATTTGACGGATGGGATATCTATAGAGAATGGAGAACTAACGAAGATAGATTCCAAATTGGTAGATCAGGATTCCTTAACGGAGCTTGTCCATCAACAAGATATCCAAATGCAGTTGGTTGGGGAGCATTTAAAGAAATTTCTTTGGGTGACGGTACTCAAGACTTCGCAAATACTGATTATTATGCATACTTATTAGGTCAACAAACATTTGCAAACCCTGAAGCAACAAATATCAATGTATTCGTAACTCCAGGTATTGACTATGTAAGTAACAGTAACCTTGTTGAAGATGCGGTTGAGATGATCGAGTTTAACAGAGCAGATTCACTTTATGTGTGTACTACTCCAGACATAGACTTGTTCGTTCCAACAACAACAGGCGGTGACTACTTTATCTACCCAACTGAAGCGGTTGATAACTTAGACAACACAGGAATCGACTCTAACTACACGGCAACTTACTACCCATGGGTATTGACAAGAGATAGTGTAAATAATACTCAAATCTATATCCCACCAACGGCTGAGGTAACAAGAAACTTAGCGTTGACAGATAACATCGCGTTCCCTTGGTTCGCAGCGGCGGGTTACACTCGTGGTATTGTTAACTGTATCAAGGCTCGTAAAAAGTTGACACAAGAAGATAGAGACATTCTATATGTTGGTAGAATTAACCCAATTGCAACCTTCTCTGATGTAGGTACAGTAATTTGGGGTAACAAAACTCTACAAGTAAGAGAATCAGCTCTTGACAGAATCAATGTAAGAAGATTGTTACTACAAGCTCGTAAGTTGATTTCAGCTGTATCAGTAAGATTGTTGTTCGAACAAAACGACGCACAAGTAAGACAAGACTTCTTAAATGCGGTTAACCCAATCTTAGATTCAATCAGAAGAGACCGTGGTTTATATGACTTCCGTGTAACAGTTTCATCAGATCCTGAGGATATTGACAGAAACCAAATGACAGGTAAGATCTACATTAAACCTACAAGATCTCTTGAATTCATCGACATTACATTCTACATCACTCCAACAGGAGCATCGTTTGAGAATATTTAATGTGGTTAATAAAAAAAGAAGGGGGACATTAGTTCCCCTTTTTTATTTAAGAGATATTTATTTATATGAATTACAAAAAAATTGTTAGTGAATTAATTACAGAGATAATTCAAGATCAGTTAAAACCTACAATGAAGTATTATGCTTTTGACTGGGATGATAATCTTATGTATATGCCAACTAAAATTTATTTAAAAGATGAAGAGGGTAATAGTGTTGGTATGTCAACGGAAGACTTTGCAGAATATAGAAGTGAAGTAGGAAAAGAACCCTTTGAGTACGAGGGACATAAAATAGTTGGTTATGATGAAGACGCTTTTAGAGATTTTAAAGTTACGGGAGATAAAAAATTCTTACAGGATGCAATGAAAGCACCTGTGGGACCTGCTTGGGACGACTTTGTTGAGGCGGTTAATAATGGTTCTATTTTTGCTATAGTTACCGCAAGAGGTCACACCCCAAGTGTTTTAAAGAATGGTGTATACAATCTTATTAAGAAAAACAAACATGGTTTGAACGAAAAAGAGTTGGTCAAAAATTTAAGAAAGTATAGAGATATCTCTGATGAAGAGGATATGACCGATGACGAACTTGTGAGAACTTATTTAGAGATGTGTAAGTGGCATCCTGTAACTTTTGGTGAGGGTTCAGCTGCGAATCCTGAAGAACTTAAGGTAAGTGCTATGAAACAATTTATGGAATATGTAAGAAACCTATCCCAAAGACTTCAAGAAAAAGCTTATATGAAAAACAAGATAAGTAATTATTTTACACCATATATTGGTTTCTCAGATGATGACTTAAAAAATGTAGAAACAATGAAAAAACATTTTGATGATGAAAGTGGATTAGATATTTATCATACTGGAGGAGGAAAAAAAACTAAATTCTAGTTAAAAACTGGTCTAGTTAAGATATAACTTGAAAAATTATTGAAGTAAATAGAAAAATTTTTATTTCATAGTATTTATAATAAAAATAAAAACAAATTTAAAAAATAAGATATGGCTGATTTATTGATGAAAATGCCGATCCCTTACGAACCGAAAAGGGAGAACCGATGGATTTTAAGGTTTCCATCATCACTTGGTATTAATGAGTGGTATGTAGAAACCACTTCAAGACCAAAACTTACAATTGCGGCAACAGAGATTCAGTTTTTGAACACTTCAACATATGTTGCAGGTAGATTTACTTGGGGTGAACTTCCCGTTACTTTCCGTGACCCAATTGGGCCTTCAGCGTCACAAGCGGTAATGGAATGGATTCGTTTATGTGCTGAGTCAGTTACAGGTCGTATGGGTTACGCGGCGGGTTACAAAAAGAATGTTGACCTTGAGATGTTAGACCCAACAGGTGTTGTTGTAGAAAAATGGATTTTGGAAGGTACATTCTTAACAGGATATGATGGAGGATCTCTATCTTATTCAACAGATGGTATTGCTAAAATTTCTGCAAACATGAGAATGGACCGTTGTATCTTGGTTTACTAAGAACAATAAAAACATATAATAAGACCTATTCACTTTACTAGTGATAGGTCTTTTCTATTTTTATACAAAAAGAACTTTATATTATGGAACAAGATGTTTATCAGGCAGGACAAGCCGAGTTTAATTTACCACACGATGTTATAGAATTACCAAGCAAAGGTATATTTTACAAATCAAAAAAGAAATCCATCAAGGTAGGTTACTTGACAGCGTCGGACGAAAATATAATTGCAAATGCTGATGCGAAAAAAAGTATTCAAGAAAGTATTATCGCACCATTACTTCGAAGTAAAATTTATGAAAGAGATTTAAGACCAGAAGAAATGATTGACGGTGATATTGAGGCGGTTCTTATATTCTTAAGAAACACATCTTTTGGTCCTGAATATACATTGTCCGCAACAGACCCCTCAACGGATGAAAGATTCAAGACAACAATTGTACTTGATGAATTGAATTATAAAAAAACTTTAGTAGCACCTGACGAAGATGGTCTATTTACCACTAAGTTACCTGTTTCAGGAAAAACTGTTAGGTTAAAAATATTAAACATGAAAGACAAGATGGAAATTGATCAGTTGATTGACAGTTATCCATCTGAAAGAACTGCTCCTGTTATTACAACAAGATTAAACAAACAAATTGTTGCGATTGATGGTGACACCGATAGAAACAAAATTGCGACCTTCATAGAACAAATGCCAATCGGGGATTCTAAATTTATTAGAAGATTTATTTTTGACAACGAACCAAGATTAGACCTAAAAAAAGAAGTAACAGCCCCGTCAGGAGAAAAAGTAATGATTGATATTACTTTTGGGGTGGAGTTTTTTCGGCCTTTCTTATCAGTATAAGTCAATTATATTAGACGAGTTTTACTACTTTTCAAGAATTTTCAGAACTCAATACTCTGAGTTTATGTCTATGCCTACCTATGTTAGAAAATATCTAATGGACAAGTATGTTGAAGATACTAAAAAAAATAAATAAAGTATTTATTGAAAAAAAACAAACATGCCATTAGAAGACGATTTAGACAACAAAACTAACAAAGAACTCAAACAAATGATTTCTGATCAGGATGTTAGGATAAAAAATTTGGAAAAGTCGATCACAAAACAAAATAAAACTAAAGATAGTGAATCAGAAATAAAAAAAACTTCAGAAACACTTAACGCATTCGATTACAATGTAATCGAAAAAGTTAAAGAAACCTTTCAAACTGCAGTGGAAGGTTTTATGGATGCTGCCAATCTATTTGACCAAACTGTGTTTGAAGAGTTAGATATTAAGGCCACAGAAATACAATCAAGTTTTGGATTAGCAAAAAATAGAATATCAGAATTTAGGGCCACTATTGCAGAGGCAACTCCTGAGTTGATGATGTTTGGTTATCAAGAATCTGAAGTTGTTGGACTGTTAACGGAGGCTATGGATAGTTTAGGAACTGCCGCAAGTTTAAGTTCCAAAACAATTATTGAATTAGGTGCTACATCAAAAGTAACAGGAAGAGATGTTAGTGAATTAGTGGCTAATTTTAGAGAGGTTGGAGTTTCAATTCAATCGGTTGGTGAAGAAATGGCGGAAGTTACTGATTACGCAAGAAGTGTTGGTGTTTCAGTAAAAGGAGTTGCTGAATCAGTTTCATCAAATTTAAAACAAATGAATTTATATAATTTCGAAGGTGGTGTACAAGGATTAGCAAAAATGGCGGCAACTTCAGAAAGATTAGGTGTAAAAATGAGTGATGTTTTTGATTTGGCAGAAGGATTAATGTCACCTGAAAAAGCCATTGAAATGTCTGCCGCACTCCAAAGATTAGGAGTTACATCAGGTGCGTTACTTGACCCACTAAGAGCGATGGACTTAGCTCAAAACGATCCTGAACAACTTCAAAAAGAAATGGTAAACCTTAGTAAAGAGTTTACTACTTTTAACGAAAAGACAGGAAAGATGGAAATATTA